AAAAACCCAAGCATAGCGGTCAGCATTAAATTTAACATTTCCATCTCCGCCGAGCTTGACGAAGGCGGCTGTTAGGATTTTTAGCAGCCTTCGGGAACTTTTTCATTTGTCCAGCACTACGAGCGCAGAAAGACTTTCTACGCTTCGCATCCTTACTTCCCTTCTTAACTTTACCTGTAACCGCTGTCTTTAACTTTGAACCAGGGTTAGCTCTACGATAAGCCTTTACACCAGACTCAGTCATTCCCGCCCCAGCTTTTGTGGGGCGGAAATTCTTTTTATTACGCGGCGGCATCTTTGATGGCTTTCTAGCCATTAGCCAAAGAATCCAGTGATTGAGTCCACGTTGGTAAGAGTCACATGACACTCACTATCAAAGATCATGCCATGATCTGGAATGGTGATCTGGTTGTCATCAGAAGTGTGAAACACCATTGATAACAAAGTCGCACCACCACTTCCGTTCTTGAACACAACAGCGGGTGACCCACTAGCGGCTGTCTTTACATAGAAAGCCTTTAGACGAGTTCTACCGCCCTGCAATGTGCCTGTAGCTGTAGCAGTCTTTGCTGTAATAGAAGCAGCCATTCCGCCCTCCTATTAAGCAAGATTATTGTTCTGCTGATACAGGATTGTAAAACGAACAAGACCTGCGTTTGTTGAGGCAGACGAAGTTACAGTCAAACGAATATCTGCTGTACCTGTGTCCTGCCAAGCCAGTGCGGCTCCTGCTTCAGTAGTTGGATACTTACGACCAGCAGTTGTTCCACTTGCAAACGTGTTAAGAATTGTGGCCGCTCCACCTACGGTGTCTCCAACACTAAGGTTGGTTGTTCCACTTGCAGCGGTGATGACATCAATCACACAGTCAATAATTTGTGAGTTTGCTGGGATAACAACATCAGTAACTTGAGCAGCTAGAGCGCCGCCTGATAAGTCTGCTGAAAAAGTTTGAGCCATAACAACCTGGCCGACGTTGGCAATGTTGCTGCCAAGTGTTGTGCCTGTTGTGTTCTTAATCGTTCCGGCTTTAATAGGACCAGAGAAAGTAGTTGTAGCCATGTAGATCTCCTGTCTTGGCTAATGTCAAACTCACAATGAGTCTGTCAGGGATGAAAAAACTATATAACAAAAAAGGGCGGCTGTGAAGCCGCCCTTTAACCCCTTTGGAGGAGGTATTTTTATGCGCCTGGAGAACCAAACACGCAACGTGGATCTGAGAATCCAAAGCTGTAACGCTCACGAGCCTTGAACCGCATGTTACCAGTATCGAAATCTGGGTCCATGTTGGTTGACATAGGCAGACGCTCAAAATGCTTGAAGCCGTTTGGAGCATCAGTCTTCAGGAAGAATGCGTCCGTATCAGTCAGGAAGTCATTGACTACATAACCGTCAGGAAGCATGCCCATAGACTTGAGAGCATTCACATCGTTGTCGGCTGTACCAACACGCAGGTTGGATACGAGCAGACGCTCTGCAACGAATTGCAGTTGACGTGGAACAATCAGCTTCATACCACGAAGAGCGACAATGAGACCACGCTCATCAACAAAGCCAGCAATGCTGATCAGAGCATCTTCAAGAGATGTCTCGTTTAAGTCAGCGGCTGTTGCAGGCTCGTTGTTAAACGTACCACCAGAAGTCAGCGGGTGAGATGCGTCACACAGAGCAACACCGTCACCACCAGCATTTGCGCCAGCAGAGAATGCGTTGTTCAGAATGGCAGCAGCTTTAACCTGCTTGGTGTGAGCCATTGAACGAGCAAGGGCACGTGTATAACGCGCTCCAAGGCGGTCATACAGGTTATCTTCAATCGCTTCTTCTGTGATTGAAAACGCCATTGCAACTGTCTCATGGTTATACCTTGCAGTATAAGCCTCGTTTGCGTCATCGAAGCTGACACCAGAACCCTCTGCCTTAACAGGAGCGGCTCCAAAGCCAGATAACATGACCTCCTCCTCGAATGCCCGGTCAGATGACTCGGTATCGAAGATTTCAGCATGCTGACCTTCGTAACGGGTGTATTCCATACCAAAGAGAGCGTTGAGACCAGGCTCTAGTTCTTTGGCGAGTTGTCCGCGAGAAATAGCCATAATCTACCCTCCCTAGCTGATTGCCGCTTCAGAGTCAGCCTGAAGCAGTGCGTGGTTGTTAAGCATCACAATCATTGGGACACCAGCCGCAGCAAAATCAGCATTCTCTGGATCGTCCTGAATACCCACAATCTTCAAAGGAAGAGAAGTATTAGATGAATCCAAAGTCGCAACATCTAGCTTTGCGCTGGAAATACCAGTGACTGTACTGCCGCTTGCGCCACTATCGAACCGTGAGTTCTCAAAGATGGCTGCGATTGCAGTCGCTCGGTTGGTAAATGTAGCATCCGTGCAAACAATAAAACGCTGAAGAGGGTTATCATGCACAAACCCGACGATGTCGAAGTTTGTGTCTGCCCCTGACCCAGGCCAAGTATTTGAGAACACTTTCTTACCAGTGGTTGAAGATACATACTCACAGCCAGCAAAAACGCCTACGGGAGCTTCAGTGTCTCCGGTTGCAGAGCAGATCACGATTTCTCCACCGTTATCCGCTTTCACCATTGAACCCTGAAAGATCGCGCTTGCGCCGCTGTCGATAAAGTATGCATTAGTACCCTGGGTAGCTGGAGAGCCACCAGGCATATTAATCGGCTTGAGGCCGAAGGCAACATTAGTATTTGCCATTGCTTACTCCTATCAAAATGCGGGGTAAGGTTATTCTTTGCCCTTACCACCAAATGACACACGACTTTTTCTATCCGTATGGATAGGCATTGAGGGGTGTTGTTCCCTCATCAGGTTTTGGTCAACGGCGTCCATTTGATTGCGGGTCTGCTCCCGGTAATATTCAGTTCTCTCTTGGACCGTCTCCTCTGGGATCCGAGCAAGCATAAGACCGCCCACTCCGATTACACCTGCATGCTGACCCTCATCTATCGTTGGGTATTGATCTGCCAACTCAGGATACTCGTCAGCCCGTACAGGCTCCCATCCTTCCCGGAACTTAGCGTTTACATTCATCTTGTCATCCTCACCGCGTATTGCTGTGCGAATCCAACGATGCTTGTAACCTGCCGGAGCTTCCGGTGCCTCCAGCTTAGATGGAGGTGCCCAAGGCTTGCGCCTTTGGGTTTTTGCGCGACTTTCAGCTTCGCGTGGCTGTCTCTTAGAATTTGTCATGTCTTATTCCTTAACATACTTTGCATATTCTTCCAAGGGCACATTCAACCTTTTAGCAATAGCAATCTGTGAGGGAGTTAACTTTACTGTTCTACGACCCTTTGGTGATGACGACTTCGATGCTGTGGCTCCGGCAGAAGCTACTCTAGGGGCTGTCTCACGTTTTGTTTCTTGAAACTTGTGAGGAAACTCTGTCCGAACTCTTCTATCAAGTTCTGTGTAATATTCATCCGAAGTAGGGTCAAAGCCCTCCTCCTCAATCAACTGACGATGAATACCAAACGCAGCGTAGGTCATAGTCTGGTCGTTCCCAAACCATTCATTTTTAGTCGCCCATGCTTCAGCCTTTGGGTCAGGCTGGGCCTGCTGTTGAGGTTGTTGTTGAGGCTGTTGCGCAGCCTCTTGTTGAGGTGGATTGCTCTGACGCTCGTCGTTACGTCTCTTAGCTTCCTCATACCTCGCTTGCTCTAGCGCAATCTTACTTATCTTTTGCTGCGCCTCAAACATGGCGTCAGCATCACCCTCATCATAAGCTTTTTTGTATGCTTCCTTCGCCGCTACGGCCTCAGATTCAATCCTATTGCCAAACTCTCCGACGTAAGAGCTATCTAGTTTATCCACTCGCGCGCGAAGTTCTTGATTTTGTTTCTGCACAGCCTCCGCATATTCAATAGCAGCTAGACGTTGACGCTCTTCCTCACGAAACTTGCTTGTTAGCTTAGAAATTCTGCGCTGCACAGACTCAGAATATTGTTCTAGCTCGTCTTCCTTTGCCTCGGATTGAGGCTCAGTTTCTGCCGTTGATTCCGCTTCATCAGATGTTTCACGTGAAACATTTTCTTCCTGCTTGTCCTCCTCGGCAACAACTTCTACTTCTTGACCTTGATCCTCTACTTGTTCTGCAAGTTGATTTTGCATACTAAGCTCCGTATGTCTTTATATCATCTGGATCGATGATGGTTGCAATGACTTCATCGTCATTGATTATGCGAACTTCGCCGCCCTCAATTGAAAACCGAGACCCAGCGTATCGACCTATGCATACCCAATCGCCTTCCTTGCACCACGGACCATCATCCCCAAACTTGTCGATGTCCTTGTAGGCAAGCGGTCCAAGCTTGAGAACATAAGCAACAACAGTCGCTTTGCTCTCACGATCTCTAGCTTTGTCTGGAACGTAAACACCGCCTTCGGTCTTGTCTCGACCCATATAAGGCATGACAAGAACTCTCCACCCAGTGGGCTGCGGTACTCTTTCTTTTAGGGTTTTTTGTTTAGCCTGTTCTTCGGCTTGTTTTTTCGCTTGGCGTTGCGCCAAAACGTAGTCAGGTACTATCAATGTCTTCGACATAATCAGCCTTTTTTAGCAGGGTGCGTAATTCGTTCAATGCGTAGCTGATCCCCTGTATCTCACCACACATTGCGCGGTAGGCTTCCATGTCTTTGGCCCCACCGGATGATATGCTAGTAGTAATATCATCCATCCTTTGTTGCAAGGATTTTTGATACTTAGACAAAAATGAAACTAAATCCATTAAAAACCTACAATGGTTGAGCTATGATGGGGCGACTGCCTCGTCTTCTGCGCATCATCTCGTTAAAAGCTAGGCGTTCTGCTGCCGCTGGATCATACCTGGGAGTAGACACTCCTTCCGAAACCCCCGGTGGAATTAAACTCAAGGGTTGTCCGCCAGAAGTATCTGAGATTACATCAGAAACAGGAGGAATAATTTCAATGGGAGCGCCAACATCAGGACCAGGAGGGTTGAGTGTCATAGTAGCACCTGGAAGGAAGTCAGGAAATGCTATCCCGCCCTCGTATACGGGGGTTGGATTTTCTTCAACAGGAGTGCCGCTGTTTCGAGACTCAATAATTTCTATTAATTGGTCTGTGGATAAATCTTCTAGATTAGCTGTTCTAATATCGGGACGACCCTGAAATGTAGGCGCTCCTAAATCAGTGGCGAACGTGCCCATTCCAGTTCCGGGAATAGAACCCGGTTGCATCTTAGAACTTGTAAAAGAAAAATCACTAGCCACGCGGGTGCCGTCAGGGCGTGTTAGGCCGTACTCCACGTCCTCTGCTGCCGGAGATTCCCCGGCAGTCTCACGATTTGTGAATGCGGTATCATCCGCAAGCAACTGAGATAAAGTTGGCAACTCTCCCACACTATCCGTTCCAATTTCTGGGCTTAAACGCTGTAGTTGAGCCAACTTGCTTTCATCGTAGCCAGGAACATTTGAACGAGCAGCCATGTCAAAACCCGGCAACACCGAAGGGCGATTCATATTCATAGCTGTTCCAATTCCAGGAATAAGACTAGCAAGTCCTGCAAAAAATCCACCCCTGCTTGGAGCCGCCTCAGTCATACCATATCTTGTTAAAGTGCCCGGTCTAATACCTGAACGGACTTTGCCTCTCAACATATCGCCGCCAAGACCAGTGTTGCCTAACACATCTCGTTGAGCATAAGGATTCATAAACTTGTCATAAGCTAGACGGTTTAATCTTGCTATCCCCTCTGATGTCAAACCCCCATAGCCCTGATCAAGGTAGTTTAAATTTTTAAGACCAGTTAATTTTTGAAACGTGCTTTCATTTCCATAAGGATTTGTAGCAGAACGTCCTGTTTCAGCCAAAAAATCACGGAAACCTTTAGATTGTTCGATGCTGCCCGATCCCATGATGCTAGAAGGAGGAGGGCGATCTCTTAAATCAATACCAAAGTCTTTGCTGCCAACAGCACTACCCATTTGAGCGGGTGCTGAAAAAGGAGCTATCCCAGCAGCCCTAACTTGCGCTGCTCTCTGCGCTGTAGTTGTTGGATCACGTCTTGGAGGCATCAATAAACTCCTGAGAATTTAGTTCCACGGATTGCTGCACCTGCACCACGCGCTGCACCTGAGTTTTCATCTGCATCCATGAACGTACCCATAGCAGCTTTGCGTTCGGTTTCTTTGCCCTCACCCTTCATGTAGTCTTCAACTTCCTTGGGGTAAGCTTCACGCATTATGGCTTTTCCGGTTCTGTCATCTACGGCTCTGGATCTAAAACCCTGATCGTCTGTGCCGATCTTGGTATCCTCTGTGACAATACGATCTACTTCATCTTTCTTTTTCTTTTTTTTGCCACCTTTTGCAACGCTACCGCCGACATCGTACCCACGCATCTTGTTCATGTTACTCTCCAATGTAGCCGAACCACCGTCTCTACGACGCCGTCCTTCATTTATAAGTGCTTTTGCCTCTGCCGTCGAGACACCAATGTCTTTTCCAAATTGTGCTGCTCTTGGTTTAGCCATTTATCTATCCTTCTCGTGACCTAGCCATACCGCAAATGCACCTGTCATGGCCCCCGTGACTACACTCACTAGCGCTGCCTGTTGACTTGTTGGCTCTGGTAGTGACATGAACCACTCCACTACCCGCCAAGCCGATAGCGACATCCCAATCATCATCACACGGGGAAGTATCTTCCACCGCAGAAATCTTTCCATCGTCACTTCGGCCATGCATCCCTCTACTTCTTACCAAAGAATTTAGTCGCTGATCTGACAGCAAAGCTGGCGCTCACGATTACTCCCAACGTGTATTGGTAGTAGTCAGGCATAGCTTCTAAAGCGGCAAAACCTTCTGAAACAATAGTCCTGCCCCAGTCTCCACAGAAGGCTAAAATTAATGGAATCGAAAACAAAATTGTTAACCACTCGTCTTTCCACGAGTTCTTACTACCCTCCGCCATCAGGCGTTCCCAGTCAGCGGTTGACGTTGCCGCAGACACCATCACTTGCGCTTCGGCTTCCGCCTTGGCTTTAGCAACAGCAGACTTGCCGCGTTGCTCTTCTGTCTTCTTGTCCATCCATGAACCAACAAGTCCACTGATGGGTCCAATCAAAGCCTGTATCATTTATTCCTCGACAACGCTGCTTGTGTGTTAATTCGATACACGTTCACATCATTTCGTGTTTCAGCAATATCAGACTGCAACTGTTGTCTTTGTTGAGCTAACTCATAAGCTTGCTGCAACTTGGCCTGATCCACCTGGAAGTCCATCTGATCGTTCATCACCTTGCGCTGAACTTCCATCTTGGAGTTCTCAAGCTCTTGCTGACGTATACCGATCAACGGATCTTGCTGTTGTGGTGGCTGAATCATTGGCATGATCTGTTTCATAATCTCGCCAATTTGTTGCGCAACGGCAGACTCAATCACTGCTGGATCGACATTAGGCACTATCTCTCCAGCCTGCTGTGCTTGCTGCTGCGCATTCTGGAAGAATGCCGCAACCTGATCTCTTGCTAAGAATGACACATGTTCTTGAACGTGAGCCTGCAACAACAAGAAACCTTGTGGATTTGCCGTAGCCACAGGAGACGACAAGAACATAGCGTGTGCCATGATATGTGACTCGTGATCCTGCTGTGGAAACACCTGCATTGGTGCGCCCTTTACTGCATTTGAATTCTCTGTCGCCGGATCAATTGGCTGTGGCGGCTGTGGTGGTGGCAGTATGTTATCGATATTTTTGATATCCAATGCATCATACATACGTCGATACGCTTCATACATGTTATGCATTTGTGGAGCCTGCGTAGCCAACTGCATCTGTGTCTGTGCCAATGACAGACGCTGAGACATAGAAAAGATTGTCGGATCACTAACAGGAAGGATGTCTACACGTCCATCAAAGTCCTGCGCCATGATCTCAGCAGGCACGTTTGCCCCTACAAAGTAGGGATATGGCACTGGGTTGTTTGCAAAAACTTCTGCTAACAACCTAAACTCCTGCTTTTGCCCATAATGCAGACGCTTGTGAATGCTGGAAATAATCTTCGAGCCTTGCTCAATCAACGCGACCGTTGTTCCCACTGGCGCTTGAGCGTTGACATCTGCGATTTTGGCGTCCGCAACTTGTGCAAATCTTCTGCCGGAATCAACAATAACCCCCAGTAACTGAGCAAGTGTGCCAGAAGGTTCTTTATACGGGAGGGGCATAAGAGCGTTGCGCAGATCACCACCGGGAGCATCAATATCGCGAAACTCGCCAGGAGCAAGCGGTTCATCATCGTTACGAATGCGGACACCACGAGCCTTGAAACCTGCCGGAAGATTTGAGAGAGTCCCGGCATCGATGAGTTGTCTAAGAATTGAAGTCGCGGCACGAGACAGTCCCCCTATCGTGTGTAACAGACCAAAGCCATAGAACCCAAAACCAGGTAGAAACTTGAAGTGTGTGAAGTATTGGCGCTTGCGTCTTAGGATGTCCGCTTGCCGATAATTTCTAACAACCGAAAGAACCTTGCCCGAAGCTTCGTCCAAAGTGACAATATAAGGGAGTTTAATTCCTGTGGCCTGACCAAGTTCGTCAACGTCTTCAAAACCTTCAAGGTCCAACTCTGTATGAATTTCAAGTAGTGTATAAGTCTCGTCGCTGTACGTTGGACGAATCCCTTGAAGCTCGTCACCAGTCGCTCTAATCCTGTCGTCATTTTCATCATCCTGTGTTGCCTGTAGATCAACATCTACATAAACCCCAGCAACCTGCAACTTACGAAGTTCGTTTTCTGTCATGCGAACTACATGCGTTACACGTTCTGCCGTGTTCAAGTCACTTGCAGCATACGGTACAATCAAATCCTCTGCCGGCACAAACTTGGAAACAGCCCGTTGTTTGGAGGGATCAAAGTATACTTTTTTAAAAGTAGAACCAGTAAGTGGTAGATAAAATAGCATCTGGTCCGTGTCTGGATCATACTCTTCCATGATCTCAGTAATCTGATAATTCATAAAATCTTTTACACGTTGAGCCTGATCTTCAAGCTGCTTGGTCGCCGTGCCTAGAATGTTGGCCTTTACAGGGCCACCAGCAGGTAGCATTTCCTTGTAGGCTTGTGACTGAAACTGAGTTACTGCCTCACTCAATAACGGATGATGCACACCACTGGCTCCCATAAATGGAGCCGAGCGTTCCTCATAATTTACACCAAGAAGCTTCAAACCTTTTGAGATGGCCTCTTCCCAATCTTCACGGGATTGCTTGTCGTCATCAAAACTAGATCGTAAATCCGAGGATAATTCACCAAGAGTAGCCTCGTCCAACACCTCCGCAAGATTGGCGTTGTGGTCGTACATCTCAGCCTGAACTTCGATCATATCTTCCATGCCAGCAATCTCAATGCCTGGTGGAAGTTGATCTTCTAACGGGAGTTCAACCTGTATTTCTTGTGGCATCTCGGGTGCTGGACCACCAGCACCCATTGCCATATCAACCATCTGTGGAGGTAGTGCCATTAGAATATTCCCTTGAATCTCTGTGGACGAGCGATGGGACTAAAACCTTTGACCATGCCGCCGTCTCTTTTGCTGTCGTAAGGCTTGTTGTATATCCGTTTGTATATCACATTCTTATAGTGATCTTGCTGATTATCAGTAAGGTCGGAAAACTGACCACTAATGGCAATAACCTGAATTTCTTTTTCAGTCCGCCCATCAATAGTTTTCTTCTTGTCCGCCATCACATCACCTGCTTTGCCATAGCTCCGATACCGGAGTGTACCAGCTTACGAGGTCTCAAGTCTACCTCACCGCCCTTTGCGCGTTTAATCACACCACGATCTAATATTTCTTGAACCTTTGGGTTGTCAAAGTAGATGGCTCTTGTCTTACCAGAGCGATCAGATCCTCGGTGAACTTTATCACCGCTTGCTCCTCCATCCATTAGTTTTAAAGGCTCAATGTTTCCAGTATTGTAATTTACAGCTTGTACTGTGTCATCAAGGATAACAACCTCGTCAGCAAGGCCCAGTTGGTTCAAGGCTTTTTTAACACCAGCTTCATATATATTTTTGGTTGTTGCATCGACTATTTTATTTCTCTCCGCAGGCGGAAGATTCATTTGTCTTTGTGTAAGGTTTAACCTTGGACGCCCACCTACGTCCCTCATGTCCTCCCAATGTGGAATGATAACACCCCTTACTCTGCCCTCTGACTCACGTCCGATTTGTTTGCCCTCTTTATACAACGCATACATTTTTTGTATGAACACCTTGGGCAAATACTCCTCAAATGCTCGTGTATCTTTAAAAGGTATTTGAGCTTTAGCAGCCTGTTTTGCCGGATCTAACTTTTTTACAGCTTCTGCAAGAATGGGGTTATCGGCGTAGGTATCAACGAATTTTGACAGCATGTAAAGTTTTAGGTTTTGAACATCAGGGAAGTTATCTGCATTCGTTGTGAACTCGTTGTAATCTATATAACTTGCATCGTTGTTTTTAAAAAACTCAAGAGGCGTTGCCTCAGGATTTCGTTCTATAAATTCCTTGATTTCAATGTTAGGAGCCTGTGTGGGATTTTGTTCTATTTTTGACAAAACTCCTTCGTTGAAAACTCTAGTTTTGTCGGGGTCAGCCTCAATCTTATCAAGAATTTTATTGACATAATCCTTTGTATCCATAAAACCAGGCCCATAACGATCAAACTCGCGAAAGCCTTTAGGACTTGAAACAAGAACCTGATTATCAGGCGAGAAACGATCCGCACCTCTAGCGTTGACATCAACGGAAAGCATACTGGCCCAAGATCCATCTGTAGCAATTGCAGCAGTATGTTCTTCAGCTAAAAGCGCTCCTAACTCTCCATTACTATCAATGATATTTTGTCGTGTGGGTGTGCCTATGGCGTTTATCTTTGCTTTAAGATTTTCTGCAACTCCACCACTAAGTACATCTGTGTTGTTTTCGTTCATAATTGTTTCGTTAATTTGTTTCCTCCCGCTTAATGCTTGAGATATTTCTTCACGGTTAGTGGGAGTAAGTTCAATAGCTTCTGTTGTTCCGGTAGGGGAACCGTCTGATGTTAATAGCTGGCCTTGCTGACCACCAAATCCAGGTCCAAAAACTCTGGCTCCTTTTTCTTCATCATAGACCTCTAGCACTTGACCTCTGTCAGGATTATCAGGGTCTGGCACACCGCCCTCTCTCTGACTGTCATACAAAATTTCTCCGGTATCTGGATCCACATTATACCTGGGGTTGTTTGCCCTTACTGTTCTGCGCAAACGATTCATCTGACTTGACTGCGACTCTTGAAGCATCGACATAGGGACTTGAGTAATTCCATTCGCGTCTGTGAATACTTCTTGAGATGCAACTTTATTTGCTGCTACCTGTTCTCTAGTCAGACCTTGATTTATTATAGCAAATCTTTGATGGGCTATGAGGTCTGGAACACCAGATTTTTCACCCTTCGTAAGGGCACGTTGCGCAGTATTATCATACTCAAAAGAAGATTGACCCATGCCGTGCAGTGCTTCATGCCTTTTTGTTTCTAGCGTTTCGCTGCCATCTGGCGATTTTACATCAGCTTTAGCGTTGCTTATGTAAATGTGACCACGATTTAATGTGTTTTCTTCTCCTGGAATTATATATTGTTCCGAAACAGAAGACTGTTGGTCAGAAGAGGGTAGTTGAGTTTTTTGCGAACTGTCTAGTTTCTTAAAAACAGGACTGGTTTCTACATCTGGTTCAAGAACAGTAACTGCCCGCATCTCAGGAGCTACAGAGTCGTAGGCCGCTAAGACCTCATCTCGGGTCATATTATCACGACCAAATTTTTTCACCCAGTCGTCAAAACGAACTCCAACAAGATCCCGCCTGAACGAGTTTCTAAACTGATCCGTGTACGCTGGATTTTCAGGATCCAACACCCGTAGAAGCTCATCCTTACTAATTGGCCTGTCTTCTGGAATTGCCTGAATCAGAGCGCGAACAGGAGAATAATCTACTACGTCTCCTTGTTTTTCAGGGAAACCCTCTGTTGGAATTAGACCCAGCTTTTGAGGGGATGCCCCTGTTGGAGAAAACGGAAGTATTTTTCCCTGCGGGTCACGATCAAGAACCAGGCTCTCTTCAACTGACACACCCAAATCTGTTCGATCCGCCGTTGCAGCGTCAACCAATTCGTCAACTTGTGGCTGAACAATAGGTGGAGGTGCATCACTGAGTGCGGGTGGAGGTGGCCCGTCAGGTGAAAACGGAGCGGGATCTGTCACTTGTGTAGATGGCAACGCTGACGCATCAAACTCACTTTGTATCGTGGGCCGTGGTGCAACGTCCGTGGACCGTGATCCAAGAACCCTCTGAAAAAGTTTTGCAAGACCTGCGGCTGTGGGTATGGGAGTAACTATCTCTGAAACCATGCTGGCTTGTTCAAAAGCTCTTTGTTCTTCTGGAGTGCCTCCAGTGTCAATATCAAGTAAACCTACTATGCCCTCACGAACCGCCTCTGAACCAGCCCTCTCTTGGAACCTGCTCAAAAGAACGTCTAACTGGCTTTGATCTTCCACGGTCAAAGGCTGACCAGTAAAAAGTTTTTCAGCAAGTTGTGGTACATCTCGTAGGACTAATGCTGCAAGATCAGCAGGTAAACCAAGTAACCCAGATGGAACGCCAACCGCCAAACCTTTCAAAGTTTCAGGTAAACCCGGAGTCAGTCCTTGCTGTCCTGGAGTTCGTCTTGTAGCCAGGGGCGAAAGGCTGCTAACACGTCGCTGATAGTTTGTGAGCCGTGGAACAGGAGGAGTTACACCTCGTACGGGACGCGGAACAGGAGGTGTAACCCTGGCGGGCCTGCGGGCGGGTGGGGTGATATCAACCATTAATAATACTCACGTCTTTTATTAGGGAGCCAATCTTCTAACTCTTCGCCGTTCAAACTAATAAAACCACCTTGACGAAAACGCATCAAGGCCATTGTTGTGCTATCACAAAAGTCATCGTGATCGCCATTCGGAAAAGATGCTACTTCCTCAATCACCTCATCCGCAAACTTCTGCGCAGCAGGATACCACACTTTTCCAGATTCAAATATAGGAGATGCCATGTGCATGCGAGTGGTCTTGTCAATTCCACCCCCACCCCTTTTGCGTCCGGGGGCAAAGGTCACAACAGGGAGGTTCAGTAACCGCATCTCGTCTGCCAATGGTGTACCCGAAGCTTTCGCCTCAATCAACATCATGTCAGGTTCCCAATACTCGTTTTCCTCTTGAGCAACTTCCTTTAACTCCGGGAAACTCCAGCGCCCTCGCTTCGCGTCCAGCAATATCAGATGCTGGTCACCATTCTTAAATGGCTCAAATACACCCCACGTCGTAATCGCAGAATAGTCAGCAGTCTCCTTCTTGCTGTACGCCGTATCGTATGACTGAATTATGTAGTCAAGATTGGGTGGTTCCCCCTCCTCCCAAGGTTGCCACCACTCACGTTTGATAACAGCAGTCTCCTCGGATACAGGATTTTGTTGCCACTGCGCATTCCACTTGCCCACAGACAACGAAGCTTTGACCTTTAGCAACTCGTCCTTTTTCCAGAACTCAGGCCACAGTGGTTCCCCTGACGGCATAATTGCAGGAAACTCTACAATCTCCCACTGGTCAGCCATCAAGTCAGCAGCCTGCGCTTGCAGTAACCTGCCCGTTATATCCTTCTTGGACCAGCGAGTCTGGACAATGATTATAGAACCACCAGGTTGCAAACGCTGTCTCGGACCAGACGTGTACCACTCCCACGCATTATCATATGCGCTGCTGGATAATGCGTCTTGTTCCGAGTGCGGGTCGTCAATAATCAGCAAATCTGCACCACGGCCCGTCATCGCAGCACCAACACCAGCCGCAAAATACTCCCCACCTACACTCGTCTCCCACCGACCAGCAGCCTGACTGTCCGCTTTAAGATCAGTGTCGGGGAAAATCTCATGGTAACGTGGATCAGCAATCAAATCCCTGACCTTACGGCCAAACCTCACAGCAAGCTCCGTATTCATCGTGGCCTGAATGATCTTTAACTTTGGATTTCGGCCCAGGAACCACGAAGGCATGAGGTAGGATGCAAACTCAGACTTACTGTGACGAGGCGGCATGTTGACTATCAGTCGCTTCAAGTCACCCGAAGCTATACGTTCCAGTTTTTCCGCAATGATTTTATGGTGACGACCAACGATGAACCCGTCATAGACGTGATTTACATAAGTCATAAATGTTTTTTGAGCCTCGTCGCGGGTGTCAAGCCGCTGCTGATGTTCCTCTAGCAGCAGGATTTCCTTTAACACTTCTTCCGGGAGGAGGTCTAAGTTACCCGTGTCCATTGCCGAACGATATTACGGCTCAATGAAATTATCAACCCAACATGCATATATGCATACGCATATATGCATGTTCGTTCGCAAGGGGTGCAGGCAAAAAAATTCGATTTGCTCACGGCAAATCTACCCAGTAACCCCCGAGCATGGCTCGGGGGTCGAGGGAACTAAGCTTGTTCGGTCACTGCCCAAGGGCAAAGGTATGCCTCGCCCCATTCGGGAGTGCACTCCATTAGCTGTCCATGTCTTAATATGTCTTGCCTATAGGTGTCCCCGTATTCGCCATCGGGACAGTGGCTGGACGTTACAAAACAAAACCAACTTGCGTATGGATCTTTTTGTTCGTTCTCTGGCAACTTATAAGTCTTCAAAATATTCCACACAAAATCACCATTAGTGAATCTAGCGTATGGCTTCATCTTGTCTGCGGTCTTACCGAATGGATTCTTTTTTCTAGGCATTTTCTTTTCCTCCTTTATGTTATGACAATAGTTCCTCTGGAACTATTGGTAGAGCATCCCATCGCTCAAGAGTGACATCCAGCCACACATTTTCCTTTTCAGACAGAGCAACCTGACAACGCATTTCTGAATCGTTGTGAAGCAATTCAAACGTCACAGGATACAGAGTGTTGGCTTTTAGAAAAAAAGCCAGCTTCCCAATATCTACTTGCCTATTGAAATTGTACTTGATAGCTTCTTTAGCAGCAGAACGTAGGGTTTGTTTAGTAAAGTATTTCATAAGATTCCCTCCTTTATTGTGATACTATCTTATACCATATAAGACTATAAGTCAATTGCTGATTTAGCAAAACACTTTTGCTTAAATAGCAATAATGTCTTATGTCATCAGTTGACACCGGTCAACACCCCTGGCAATCTTTTTTTTAGACCAGGGTCTGGCTGCCGTGCGGGATGGATCGGGCAAAAAACCTGCGTTCGCAGGTTTTTTATTGAGACGCAAGCGCAGACTATTTCGTAAATAATGGTTGTCTGCCAGTCTTATATAGTATAATGTAGTCAGTGGGCAATGATGCCCAGTTTAAAAGGAGACATGAAATGTCAAAACAAGTTTTTAAAATCGAAGGTCTGTTGGAAATTGATGGCAATGATATTGCATTCAAGGCTACTAATGTAATCCGTCAGGGTCTTCAAGAGATGGTATTTGGTGACAGAGATTATGCTAGAAAACCTGTTAGCAAAGACGATGTGAACTTGCGCCGCGCCAAAGAAAGAATGGAACAAAAGAGCCGCCGCGCTGTGTTCTCAGCAATAGCAAATGCTGGTAGAAAAATTCATGTTGATGAAATTGCAAACATGACTCATCTCGAACGCCGCACAATCGAAAGCTGCATTAGTGATATTCGAACAACGGGCCATGACGTGCCTGCCGAGCGAACAGGGAGTGGGGCGTTCTATCGCTATATGGGAAAGAAGGTTGCATGAATGGACGCATTCTTGAAATTACAGAAACAGATGGTGGCCCATTTCGGGCCACCAGCAAACGCCGCATGGTGCGTAGAATGCGCTGGCAACGGTCAGATCCTAAATACTCGACAGGTCGTCGATTACGTCTGCGGAGGCTACGAAGAGGAAACCGACGAGCCGTGCGAAGCCTGTGACGGCACAGGTCGAGTTTAATCAACCACACGACATGGGCAAGCCAAAGGCTTGCCCATGTTTTTTTGTGGCTGCTGCCCGCCAGTCGGGCAAAAAACCTGCGTTCGCAGGTTTTTTAGAGGGCGCAAGCGCAGCATCTGCCCGCCGTGCTGCGCGGGCCTGATAACCAAAGGGCGCAGGCGCAAGCCCGCAGGCGGGCTTGACTCTTGTTTTATGGTCTGATACTGTCTTATAAAATAGGAGGGTTTTATAATGCTGTCTAATGTTTCAAAAATGCCCGGAAAATCTATTAGTCTTGACGCATTCGAGTGCAAGACTGGTAGCAAGCTTGCCAAGATTAAAGGCTCAGTTTGTTTTGATTGCTACGCGCGCAAGGGTATGTATCGAATGCCGAACGTGCGCAACAAAATGGTTGAACGCATGTCGTTTTTTAACTCAATAGACTTCGTGCCTCGCATGGTCGAGATGCTAAACAAGACAAGGTCTGAATATTTCCGGTGGTTTGACTCGGGAGACGTGCAAGATGTACGCATGGCGCTGAATATAATGGACGTCATAACAGCGACACCGAACAAAAAACATTGGATCCCCACAAAAGAGCGCAAGATTTGGTTGGAAGCTCTCAAGATTCAGCCATTGCCGGACAATGCGGTGCTAAGATTTAGCGCAACAATGGTCGATGACGCCCCACCCGAGGCGTGGAAGCATAGCAGCATGGTAATAAAGGACGCTGCACCCGTGGGTCACGAGTGCCCAGCCCCAAAACAAGGCGGAAAGTGTGGAACATGCCGCGCTTGCTGGTCACATGACGTTAAAACCATCACATATCACAAACATTAAAAGGAGTGAACATGAGTGACACTTATAAACAGCTAATAGAATTGCTAAATGATGATGTGCATGCACAGGTAGACACAATTACTGTGTACGTAAACGGTGAATATTTACCCGCCAAAATAGAATGGCACAAAAACGATACCGTGGACCAGTTTGTATTAGAGATTGATGGTGAGTAAAAACTGCGGGGACTTTGTCCCCGCAGTTTTTATGCCCGTGCTGCCGCCCATAATTCAAGGGCGCAGGCCCGCAGGTTCGCAGGCGCAGCCCGCAGGGGTCCACACCACAAGGGCGCAGGGGCGCAAGCGCCCGCAATCAGGGACCGAGATTCACTGATTTCAACGCCTAAACGCCCGTCAAATAAAAATACATCACCTGTCGAGGGTGCATGAAGCAAGAAAAAACTAACACCTCCACAACGGGAATGCGCCAAATGCCACGCTATCTGCGACTTTGAAACGCAAGTTCGTTTGTTTTTAATTATTTTTAACTCAAGCCATACAGGAACGCCATCCATGCATAAATACACATCAGGCATCCCCTCCCCTGCTCTGTTCTCTATCCGCTGGGAGTGCGTCCTCTTCGGTAAATTCTGCTTCAACGAGTTCCACAGTCCGCGCTCTAGGTTCGGCATCTTCAACCCTTTTCATATCATCAAAAGCTTGCGGGTATTGACTGCGTATAGATGCGAGTCTGGCAGTGATCTCCTCACGAGACAATTTGTCAAGCTGGTGGACATGGGTTGCCTCCCGTCTGTCGATAGTCAAACCACCAAGCGAGGATCGTATCTTTTCGGCGTTGATGGCGGCGGAAAACTGTCCTGCCTCCTCTGCCGCATGGGACAGTTCGTCAAATCGTTTGAGTTGATTGACCAAGGTCACGCCATACCTGCGCTCCCTGTTTTCTCGCATCTCCTTAATCAAGACAGGCACATCAGGAAAACTTTTCCCATCAAGAAGCTTTGCGGCATGCTGTGGTGCGCTGGCTTCAGCGTAGCCTGCTTTTCTCGCACACTCCGCATTGCTGTACCTTCCCTCGACATAATATTTGGCAAATTCACGTTGCCGCTGTGTCAATCCAGATGGTCTACCTACTTTTCCCATAGCGATATTTTTTGCCCTTTGCTGTTGTCAAACCCAAAAACCGGCTCTAACCCGACTCCGAAGTGTAACAGTGTAACAGAAGTGTAACAGCCGTAATCGTTGATGGATATGGCTTTGTTACACTTGTTACACTTGTTACACCTTTTTCAAAAATTTTTAATCAAACACATCAACCCGTAGAAAATCGTTATAAGTGTATATTTTGTAGTTGACCATCTTATATGGTCTGATAATATACAGTCTTACATAGTCAACACAGTTTAATGGACGGTAAACACATGAGCAAGATTTATTACCACACCGAAGCACAGGCGGGTTCAGCGTTAACAATTTGGTCTGTTGCAAAATCTTTGGGCGAAGCAGGCAAGAAGCTTGCAAGGAATAATGAAATATGGCCTGACAAATCAAGCGAAGGCAAGATGATAACTGTTGGAAAGAAAAAACGAGGGGAGCGGGGCATCACCCCGACAGCCCGTTATGTTTTGCAAGGTGACAAGTTAAAGATGACAGGGACCATTTACTATGATGGGGGCTTGAGATGATTGTTTTAAAATTAACAATGGTCGATGACTCTCTTGATCCTGCTTTTGACCAGCCCGTTCTGTTGGTTGGCACAGAGTTCAAGATTTATGAGCAACACAAAAAGCGGGGTGATCGTGAGCGTACTGTCACTATCATCCAACAG